TTTTGAGTCATTGTTTTTATATGTTAATATTGTATCATATATATCAGCGTTAGATTTATATTCAATGTGTTCTAAATTATATTTAATGTTATCTTCAACCAAAGGGTTGTCAAATAGCATTTTTATTGTGTCTTTAATTTCTCCGTTAATTTGTAAATCATCTAAACGGCGTTCATCAGGATTACTTTTTGATCCTGATGTACAGCAAAATCGTACTTTAATCTGATTCTCCTTATATATTTTTTCGATATTTTTTGCCTCACGGCCTATTAAAAAAAATGGTAAAGTATCTTTGGATTGATATATAAGTTTTTGTAATTTTTCATCATTTTCAAAGTCATATTTAAGTTTTGCTAAATTATTTATAGTTGATTGACTACGTTCACGTAAAAAACCTTCAAGTTTTGTCTTAATCTCATTTACAACTGGATCATTTTGTAAAAGTTTCTTTAATTCTTTAGAGTTTGTACTAGGTTTTGTAAGAGTTTTATTAAGAGTGTTATTAAGATTATCTTTTTCTTTTATACGTATAACTGCATTTTTAAATCTTTTTACCAACTCTGGATTTTCTTTAAAAAAATCATCTGATAGTGTGAAAAGGGGTTGATTATTTTTAGTACGAAGTATTTGTCCATTATGTGATTTTTCATATTCTGGTATTAATTGTTGTCGTATAATATGTGCTAATCTTCCTTCATCAAAAGCCATTTTTATCTACCTATACCCACTATTTAAAACCTAAAACCCCACATCTAATCAGAATGGCCATCATCAATCAATCAAGTGGTCAAGGTGCGCTTTTTGAACTTGTTGCACGCGGTGTCAAAGATAATTATTTCGTAAAAGATGAAAAAAACAGTATTTTTCCCTATGATGCACGATACGGGTCTTCCGCGCCACATTTAGCAGAGCGCCGTACAGCCGTCCCTATTACACACACTAACTTTGGGAGTTCATTTGAAGTTGAAATTGATACGTTTGGAGACATTATGACAGAATGTGCTTTCGAAATTGACTTGCCCACCTGGTTACCGCCTTTACCAACATCACTTGACGGACAACCCATAGATCCATCTGTCGCCAATAATTTATTTCCTATTACTGCAGTTAATGCAACAAACACATCATATGGATATGTGAATGGTGTAGGCTATTTCTTATTTGAATCCATACAACTCTATCAAGATCAGATGCTTATTCAAGAATGGAGTGGGGATGGTCTATACATAAAGCAACTCACGGAAGGTTCTTGGAATAGTAGTCATTTAGCGACGAAACTTGCAGGTATTACAGGCGATTCAAATGATGTAACCTCAACGGGTATTCGTGCACTACAGATGCGGGCTACTCCAGGGCATCTTAGAGTATATCTGCCGCTTCCAGGAATGCAGACCCCAAAAGATTCTGGATTTCCTCTCGTTGCACTTCCATCACAGACATTTCGGATTAAGGGTACACTAAGAAAATTGGAAGATCTTGTCATATCGACCGATATTAATGGACGAAAACCTACGCCATGGACTGTACCAGACTTTATCATTACATATCCTGATGGTACGCTTACATTTTGCCCGAAACCCTTGGTAGACATTGGACAGCCCACAATTCTTCTTAGTACTGTGCAACACTATATATCTCCAGAAGAGCAAGAAGAACTACGTACGACTCAGATTGAAATACCGTTTAGAAAGCAGTTCGAGAATAAGTTTACATTTGGCGAGCTAGATTATATTTCTTTGGATAAGGGTGGACAAGCAATTGCTACTCGTTATATTGATGGACGACATCCTACAGAACGTATTTATTGGTTTTTTAGAAACTATAACGCACTTGACCAGAATCGCCTAGATGTTCTATATAATGATTATTTTAATATGAATCCGACATCAATGACACAGACGTATACTGTACCTTATGGGCAATTCTACTATGAAATCAAACTGAATATTGCGGGGAAAGAGCGCGAAGACGCATATGATGCATCTCTGTGGAATCAGATTGTTCCTGTGGCAAAACACGAAAAATACTCAAATGGAATTGGGTCTATGTCATGGTCTTTAGGAGATATGTATGGTACTGTTTATCCTGCGCCTAGAACGCCTGAGGGAACTGTGAATTTTACAACAGCGGATCGACCGACGATGTATATTCAGTTGGCAAATATTATACCTAATTTGTATTTGGGTGCAAGGAAGGCTGAGATGCGAGTCTATACAGATTCGTGGAATGTATACTTGGTTGGAAATGGACGTGGGCGACTTCAATTTGCTAATTAATATAATTATAGCATCTGATGCAATTATTATAATAAGTAAAATAAATCTACTATACCTTATTTTAAAAAAGGCTTCAAGCCTTATACAAACTATTTGCCCAAAAGCTTAAACCCACCTTGCATCCAAGCAACAACCTGACGCGTATCAGATGATTGAAATAGTGGCTGAGGAACACCATTCACAATTGCAAGAAAAGAAGGAATCGTTGATACACCGCAATACGCAGGCGTATCTTCATTTTCATCCAAATCACAGTCATACCATACAATCTTATCACTTAGACCGAGCAACATATCTTTATCAATACGTTTGCATGGACCACACCAAGTTGCACCAAATTTAACCATTGCAATGGGATATTTGGCAGCAAGAAGCGATTCAAATTCCTCATGGCTTTGGAGGGACATCATCTTTTTTGGGTTTGACATTAAAAAAGTTCTTATAGAGTCCTGATGAAATAATCAAGAGGACTGTTCCTACCAATGTATATGGTAAAAGCTTTAGATTATTAACGCTTGAACCGCCCGTTTGAACCTTCGCCTTCGCCGCTTCCAATGCAGGCGTAGTAATGGCAGAATATAGAGACGGACCAGGTAATGCAACCGACGCCTTAGACGCAGCATCCACCAATTTACCCACACCACTTACAATTTCTGAGCCAGTTTTCAGAGTGGTATCCACTACACCCAGCGTTTTCGTATATGCATCTAAACTCTTATCAATCGTAGTTGTAACGGGTATAATAACAGGTCCAACAAGGTCCTGTAGCATTTTATAAAACCAGCTAGATAGATTACCAAATGCAGAAGTACCGCCAACCGCGCCAAAATAGCCAGAATGTTCATTTACAACATCTTTTGTATTAAAAAAGAACTTATACATTTTATAGGCCCATTCAAAAATAGATATAGGCATAAATATAATTGTGATTGTACAGATTAAACGAAATAATCCAAATTCGGTTTGACCGACAAGAAATGAATCTAACCCTATTAATCCACCAAAAATCAGTGCAATCGCATAAGTAAAGAAACGCATATGTTTCTTATCAGGTATTTCCTGTGCTAATACACCTGCGCCAATCGCTTTCGGACCAAATCCAGGGACACTGAGACCGTAAATACGTACAGTAGATTCATTGAATAGTGCCTGAGCCGCATCCCATGCCCACCAGATACCAAAGAATAGCAGATTCACTGCAAATTTAGCAGCAAATGTCATAGGTGAGCGCAAATACAGATGGTCTAGAGCAAAGAATCCACCGAAAAGTGATAAAATAAGAAATACATTGTAGGACAAATACGTTGCTCCATCTTTTCCCTCATTTTTATTTGTATTAGAGGGATCATCTCCTTCACGCCAGTATTTGAGTTGGGAGACGGCTGATGCGGCTGATGCGGCTGATGCGGCTGATGCAGCTGATGCCATTACTAAGACTTTTTAGAAAAAAACTCCATTTTTTAACAGTCGCTATAAAAAATCTATATAGTAAATAACAACCCTCCAAACCCATTAATCACACGGAACACATTATAATTATGTGCATAAACAACAATATGACAACTGCCACGAGCAGGGTATTTCGTTGTATAACCAGGTACTGTTGTCGGCATAAGTAATGCATTATTCAATTGAAGCTGCCATATAATACTATCAATCCTACTTGCATTCATTGAACCAGTTGGCTGGATGTCTTCGGGGCGTAAGGCAAATGAATAGTTATAAATGTATGCATTAACCGGAGTAGTAGTATGATGGTCATATGGCTGTTGTATACGGAAATATGGAGCAGTTCTTAATGTAAAACGATCATAGCCGTCTAATTGTAAAGTTGCCGATGCAAGTAAATCGGTGCGCAATGAATTGTATCCATTTATCTGTGCATTTGTACTAGAATTTGGTACGGTTGAACTTCCAGTAGCAATAGCACTTGCATCTGGTCCAATAATACTAATTCCTGGTGCTGACAAGTTCGATTCTCCAATGGCTAAACTACTGTAATTGAACCATTCATTGCGATTTACCATTTCATCACGGCGAATAACGAACATAAATTCTTTAAGAGGATGATTAAAATCAATGGGGATAGTAGCACTTGTTTGATTTGCAGAAATAGCATATGGGGGTGTATATTGGACTTGTTCAATCACATATTCATGAGATTTACTTACAAATAGACGACGCTCTTCTACATCTAAATATACGTAATCACCCCAGAGATTCATATTGACAACAGGGGCAGTACAGTCTACTGCGGTATTAAGCGCGGGATTCCATTGACTTTGGTCTCCTGCAGGGGGCTGAATCCAAAATAATTGATTGAGAGGTCGCAATTTAATATTAATACGAATTGGTGAATATTGTAAGGCAATTAACGGTAAATACAGACCTGGATTATTGCAGAAGAAAAACTGTAGAGGGATTAAAAGCTGTAGACCGCATGGCCCAGGAATAATGTTAATATTATCATATTGTGGTTGGCGACCGATTAGATGATCTAGTGCATCGCGTTGTGAAGTGGGTGTTGTAAATTGTGTCCAGATTTCCATCCATTCACCTGTCTGTTTATCAATCTCCTGTTCTCCGATTTCTAACGTAACTTCTTGAATAATGGCGTGGCCGACTGAATTTGTATAAGATATGACTTTACCTGTAGAATCTTTAATAGGAGGTAGAGTGATATCTAGGTAGACACGACCGAGTAGGTCTCCACGACGGGGGATAAGGCATGTGACACGTTGTCCAAAATTGGCGCTACCGTCAAAAAACATAGATTGTGATTCAATGGCATAATTGGCATGTCTCCGATATACCATTCTGAAAAATGTAATTTGTGGATTGCCTGTAAGGAAAGCATCTTGTTTTCCTGTTGCAACAAGTTGCAAGAGTCCACCTCCCGCTGTCATTCTGTTTACTCATCCGGAATGTTCGCTTTATATTGGCATATTACAAATCTCCATTGTTTCTAGAAGATGGCTACATCTGCATCAGACCTATATCAGCAGAATGCTGGTGTTCGTGCAGTAAATAGTGGACCTATCATAATCAGGACATATAATGATTTATCTGGTAATAATACATACTTGCTTGGTAAATATGATATTCCAATATCTAGTAATTATGTGCTAATAACATCTACAGGTGGTAAATTGGTGCCGAGCAATGCCATTTATGTTTCGTCGATTACTACATCAACCTTGTTCGCAGTTTCTTCCAATATTAGCACATTGAATGCGAATATAATAACTACCTCGACTTTAAGTGCAAGCAGTATAAATACATCGACGCTGTTCGCAGTTTCTTCAAATATTAGTACATTGAATGCGAATACAATAACTACCTCAACGCTTTTAGCAAGTAGTATAACTACATCAACCTTATTCGCAGTTTCTTCCAATATTAGCACATTGAATGCATTCACTTTGACGTCCGCTTTTATTAATTATTCTACACTAATTGGATCTACTATTTCAACTAATACACTTGCAGTATCATTACTTACTGTATCAACTATTAATGCGCAATCACTTACTTTTTCAACTCTATCTGTATCTACGATTACGTCAAATACGATTACATCGAATACACTTGCAGTATCAACACTTTCTGCATCCACTATTTCAACGAATACACTTGCGGTAACATCCACTATTAACACAAGTACAATTACAGCCCGTTCTATTAACTACTCGACGCTTATAGGTTCAACTATTTCAGTCAATACATTGGTAGCATCAACGCTTACAGTATCAACTCTTAACGTATCAACTGCAGTAACACAATTTCTAAATTTTTCAACAGCAGTTGGATCCACCATTTCAACAAACACATTGGCAGTAGCGTCCACTATTAATGTAAGTACAATTACAGCGCGTTCTATTAACTACTCAACACTTATAGGTTCAACAATTACAACAAATACAGTATCAATTGCATCAACAATAACAGCAAGCACTTTAAGCGCGTCTGGTATTGTATCTGTTAATGCAGCTACATCAAATGTAGATTATACGACATTTGGACAGAACTGGACTGCAAATACATTGCCAACATCTGGATATAGTGGATGTGCAATGTCTGCGTCTGGTCAGTATCAAGTAGCTACATTAAGTACTGGAGGTATATACTACTCATCTAATTATGGACAGACCTGGACATTATGGACATCTAGTATAGTATTTTTTGGTATTGCAATGTCTGCATCTGGACAATATGGAGTAGCGTGTGCATATGCAACTCCTTTTAATATATATATTTCATCTAACTATGGACAAACTTGGACAACTACATCAAGAGCACTTGCGGGTGCTTCAGGACGTGTTGCAATATCAGCATCTGGACAATATATTACTGCAGTATGTCAAGCAACAAGTCAAATACAACGATCCATAAATTATGGAGCAACGTGGACTTCTGTTGGTTCATCATATGTATGGATGTCAGTGGCAATGTCTGCCTCTGGACAATATCAATTAGCAGGTTCAAATAATGCAGGTGCAACTTGTTATTATTCATCTGATTATGGAGCTAACTGGGCTACATCAACTGGGGCTCCTTCAAGCACTCAATTATGGACACTTACAATGTCAGCATCAGGACAGTATGCTTGTCTGGCAGTATACACTGCAGGTTTATATTATTCATCTAACTATGGTCAGAACTGGACTGCATCATCTGGTCCAACAAATACAACAGTAGTATCTATGTCAGCATCAGGACAATATGCAATTGCAGGAACGGCAGGGATAAGTTCAAGATATTTATATTATTCAATAAATAATGGACAGACATGGACTATATCATCCTATTTTACAACTGGAGATTGGTATGGATGTGCAATATCTGCAAATGGACAGTATTCATTCGCAGTAAATGCAAGTGGAGTAAATGTAGCACAATCAATATTACTGTTATTAACTGGTCCTATTAATGTAACAAATACAAATGTGAATCCAACACCATCATTATCATTATTGGCCTCAAATATATTAGCATCAATCGTACCTACAACAACCAGCCATGGTATTATAATAGGTCAAGCGGCATCAACTTATAATTCATTTCAAATATTGTATAATCATGTTGGAGCAGGTAATGCAGCGAATTATATGTCGATTGGTACATATAATGATGGATCAAATGTATTAAATATAACTGCTAATGGTAATGTTGGAATTGGAACGATTGTACCAGTATCATTATTACATGTAAATGGAACAATTACGAGTGGGTCTATTCTTCCATTAAGTGATAATTTATATAATATAGGAGGTCCAACTCCAAATCGTTTTGCAGCAGTATATGCAGTAAATGGTACGATTCAAACATCTGATAGTAATGAAAAGGATTTAATACTATTGCCATATGGGCTAAATGAAGTATTGCAAATTAAAACAATCATGTATAAATGGAAATCACAAGCATTACTTCCAAATACGGTTCCAGAGAAGAATTTTCAATATTATGGTGTATGTGCGGATCAATTATCAAATATATTTCCAGAATTAATATACAATGAAGATCCTAGTGTACCGATGCAATTGAATTATTCAGAATTAATTCCAGTATTAATTAAAGCGGTACAAGAACAAGCCCAACAAATAAATAGCTTAGAGTTACAATTGACATCTATTAAAAACCAGATGGAACATATCCACAGTTAATATTATAAATAGCATAATATCCGGTTATAGCATTATTGTGCATTATTAAAATATACAATAATGTTTAAAATTATTATAAAAAATAATTAATAGATATATAATGGCATATCCCTATGGTGGTATAAATGCTGTTTCGTTAGGAACAGCAGCTGGTTCTCCCTTACAAGGTGCTGCTGCCATTGCAATAGGATATTAAAGCGG